TGGATAGGGTAAGGCCTCATATTCAGAGTCGCTGATAATTTTCCAGTTTTTAAAAATCCTTCCACGCTCGCCCTCGCTGATTAAACCCATAATCATATTGTAATAGTGATCTGGATTTATATTTTTATAATTCTCGTAATTGTCTATTGTTTTTTGGTTCAGGTTTTTTTTATTATCCAAATATGTCCCACCAATGAAAATAGTATCCTTGGCTGTTTTTTTTAGCTCTGCTTTATAATAACCATCTACACTAGAGCTAGTTAAATTAAACCATCTCTTAATTATCCAGTGAGTTTTATGTGGACAATTTAATAATAAAATTATTGTTATGTTTGATTTAATGGTTCTAAGTGAATCATCTAATTGTTGAAAATCATCTTCACAAACTTCATCTGCTTCCTCAATTACAACAATATTATAACTGGCTAAAGATTTTAATTTAGAGCGCTGATCCGATGATGATTTTCTAAATCCTATACCATTTATTTTATTTTTTCCATATTGGATAGTCAGTGAGCTATCCTTTATCTCAATAGAGTCTTCAAGTTGAGCCTCTTCAATTCTATCTTTCATTTCTTGAAAAATTGAATTTCTAATATCACCTAAAATAAATCTCATTATTGCTATACGAGCATACGATGATGATAGTAACTTACTTAAAATAAACTGGCTGGCTGTGTGCGAGCGACCAGTTGCTCTCCCTCCCATTAAAATATAATATCTTGGGCTACTAGTAAATAATGGCTTATAAATTTTATTTACTTTCAGGTTCATTTTTTGATTTTTCAATTTTTAAATCTTCGTTTTCTTCCGCTTTGTCATCCTCTGTAAAATCCTCGATAATAATTTTTATATTTGAAAGCAATGGCTGGCCATCTCCACCCGTCAATTCTCTTCTTGGGCTAAACTCTTTTTTCCTTTTTCTTGATAAGTACCACTTAGCAGTTTCTGGAGTTGATAGATTATCAACAATTGTCTGTCTTGCTTTTAATATTGGCTTATCTAGTAATGCGGTAAACTTGTCTGAGAGTGTCTTATTATTTTTAATCCAGCGATAATATGTATCACGATTTATCCCTGCGTATAAGCAAGCCTCACTAACAGTACATCCAATAGAGAAAGCATCCTCGAGCTTTCCGACAATTATAGCATACTTGAATTTTGGTCGTCTGCTTTTTTCTAAGGTTTTAACAGCATTGGTTAATTTTTGATTTAGCCCCATAATATTTTTTTTCCATTTTTAATTATTTCTCTTTTTCCTGTAAATTCACACCACCTCTCAACTATTACATCTACAAACTTTGGATCTAACTCTATTCCGTAGCAAGCTCGCTGAGCTTTTTCACAGGCTATTACAGTTGACCCTCCGCCCAAAAAAATATCCATAACAATTTCTCCTCGCCGGGAACTATTCATAATCGATCGATTGACTAGCTCCACTGGTTTCATAGTTGGATGCAATTTGTTTCTGCTTGGTTTTTTAAATTCCCATACATCGGTCTGAATACCATCGTCTTCAATTTTGATTAATTTATTTCCGTCAACATCTGTGGTTATTTTATCTATTACCACATCTCCAAGGTTTCTCCTACCACTCCAGTAATGACTACTCCCCTCGAACCATCCATAAAGGATCGGCTCATATTGTCTTTGATAATTGCTTCTTCCTAATGTGAATGTATTTTTTACCCAAATAATAAATGTTGACCAATGCCCTCCGCATTCTCTAAACGCTTTTTGTAAAACATCTAGCGATGAACTTGACATACACACATAAACATCTCCGACAACAAAACGCTTTAATTGAGTAATCGCCCCCTTTAAAAATATGTAAAAATCTTCAGTTGTTTCAAAATTGTCATTTATTATTGTTTTATCCTTGTTCCCCCTCATTGAGTCTTTCATCGATGATCCGTAATTTACATTATATGGAGGATCTGTAAAAACCATTTGTGCCTTTTGGTCACCCATTAAAATATCTAGACATTTTTCAGATAGACTGTCTCCACAGATAACTCGATGATTTCCAATTTCATAAAGGTCTCCTAATTTTGTTTTTGGTATTGTAGGAATATCTGGGATGTTATTATCTAATTCATCTTCACTAATTAATAAATCTTTGTCAAAACCAGTAAGATCTATCATTGGCATTGATAGCTCTAATAAATCCTCTATAACTAAATCCATATCCCAATCGCTCTCGTTTAATTTATTATCAGCTAGTCTATAAGCGAGAGATTGCTCTTTAGTTAAGTCTGCAATATTAATAGGAGGCTCTTCTATCCCTTGGGGATATTTTTTATAAGCATAGTATCTTCCATGCCCAACTATTATAACTCCTTTTTTATCTACAACTATCGGCTGTTGCCATCCAAATTCTTTAAGTGAGGCCGCAATAAGTTTTAATTGCTTATCTGGGTGCTTTTTTGCGTTTTTAGAATATGGTATTATTTCTGATATTTTCATTTAATATTTAGAATATAGTAAATTATCTTTTTCCATAACCATGTTGGGATTAATTTTGGCTTTGGCCTAACCATCCTTTGTAGCGCGCTGACCCTCTTCTTTGCTTCTTGTTCTACTTGTCTACTAAACATTTGTCTAATCTTTTTAGCTTTTTTCTGGTTCATAATTTTTATATCTTTTTTTTAATAAGGCTAACACATCTCTCCTTTGTTTTCTATTTCCTTTTTTATAAATATCTAACATTGTTGGTTGTTTTTTTATTGGTTGTTTTTTCTTCAAAATATTAAACATAAATTTATTTTTTTAACTCGCTCATTTTAGCATCAAAAACTGCCTCGGTTAATTTTAGGTATTCAGCAATTCTCATTGATCTAAAATCAAAACCAAAAGCTTCTATGATATACGCTTGCATTTCTTGGTCAGTCTTTTCTCTTTTTTTGGCGACAATAAATAATTCTTCATATTTGTTTTTTAATAGTTCTCCTGCTTGAGATTTTAGTCCTGCAATTCTGATCTCCTCAAATAAGGTTGCTTCGTTAACCTCTACTTGTTTTCCATCCCTTTTTATTTTATGCAATGCATCAGCGTTGACCATAGCTTTTTTATATAAGTCACTCTCTGTGATAACCAACTCCTGTACTCTTTTGTTGAATTCGTATATTTTATCAATTTTTTTTCTGTTTGTATCCATTGTGATTTTTTATTATATTTATAAATTAAATTAATTTCTTTAATCTCTCCTTTTATGTCTTTAGCTCCATCGTTTTTATGTAATTTGAATATTGCCATGAAAACCTGATCAAGAATGTTAGCGTTTAATTTCTTGGAGCTTTCAAACTCCATCTCTCCAAAGACATCCTCAACTTTATAGTGATATCCTTTTTTTGTTTTTTTCTCCGCAAATATCATAATCTATTTTCTATATCTTATTATTTTATCTCCGTCTATTTCAACTGTTTGTCCGTTTAGGTATCTTAATTTTTTAGCTCCTAGGTCATCGAGTGCTATCTTCCAAAAATACTCCCGGCACCTTAGCTTTTTATATTCATCAGAGTTCCTTTTTTTGTTATCTATAATTTTTACCTCATTAGTAAATACTATTTTATTTTTACATCTGAAAAAAAAGTGTTGATGTTCTATTACCTTTAGTTTATTATACCACGAAATATCATTAAAAACAATAGAATTAAATAGCGCAAAGTTTAAAACACATCCAGTCTTTTTATGATTTATTCCATTGTAATATTCCCACTCGTTTCCATCCGGCATTTGATAGATTGTTTCATTTTCTTTTTTAAAATAAAACTCGAATGGTAATCTTACTCCATTCCTATAAACTGCCCCACCAGCAATATCAGCAACATCCATTAATGAGAGAAGTTTTTCAACTTTAGTATCCTCAGTAAAAAGAAAATCATCCTCTAATAATAATTTATATTTTAATTTAGTATTTTTAACTAAATAATTTCTGGCAAAAGAAACTCCGCAATCATATGGTAGTGGAATAACCCTTAAATCAAAAATTGAGTAACTTCCATAAAATTTAGATTTTATTATTTTACTCTGATCGGCTATAGTAACCTTTGCATCCGGATAGAACTCAAAAATGCTCTCAAGTAATAGCCTAAGTAAATCATATCTATCCATTGTTGTTATTATAAAATCTACATTTTTCATATGTTTCTTTTTATATTTAGATCGTTTAATTTTTCCTTCCAAAATTCCATATCAATTACTTTAGTTTTCTTTGACCTTTTAATAAGATCATCATAGTTAGGTAGATTAGCTTTCAACCATTCAGTTGATTCAACCGGCGAATTATGAAAATTAAATTTATCATTTGATTTCATAAATGCTCCACCTTGGTGATGAGCTACGCAAAGAGTTATCAGGTTATCAATATCAGCACTCATCTCTTTACTTAATCCCTCGTGTATTATGTGGTGGAGGTTCATTCTTCTTTGCGGTTCTCCAACTCCGCAATATCGACACTTAGCGCCATCTCTTTCTTTAGCTATAGCCTTAGCTAAAAATACACACTTCTTTCTTAGTTTTTCTTTTTCTTGCTGGGGTGTTAATATTTTTCTTTTTGGCTTTCTTCTGATTTTTACTTTTGCATAAATACTTTTAATATAATCATCAAAGCATTCATTATGAACACACCCTAGTCCAATTTTTTTAAAATCTTCTTTAACATTTTTATTGCAATATTTACAAAGCATTTATTTTTATTTTAAATATTAATTTTATGGGGGGTAGTTGGCTCACTATCCCCCATT